CGACGAATACACCAGGGGCACGTTCATCGAATCAGACGACGACGGAGGCCGGGACTGCGGAACCGAAACCGGTGAAACATATGCGGACTGCACAAGCCCACCAAGCGACGCAACTGACCCCGACGAATTTCCGAACGACGTGATTGCTTGGGACGACGGCGACACCCCAGTCATCGACAACGTATCGGATAGCTGGGACGCCGAGATTGATCGGCTCATGGAACCAGGCGACTACGCTGTCGAAGGAACGGTGTACAACGCAAACAACTCTGGCTGGTATCGACTTACGATCAGTGACGAAACAGAAGAAAGCAGTGGTTCCTGATGTATGAATACGCAGCAACGATAGATCGAGTTGTTGATGGCGACACAGTGGACGTGATCTTAGATCTCGGTTTTTCGATTCGGTATCAGGCGCGCGTTCGACTCCTGGGAATCAACACTCCAGAATCCCGTACCAGAGATAAAGCTGAGAAAGCTCTCGGGTTAGCTGCGAAAGACTATGTGGTGGATTGGTGTGCGGCTCAGGAAGCAATCAAGATTCAAACCAGCTTGGATAAGCGCGGCAAGTTCGGTCGCGTGTTGGGTCGTGTCATTGGTGACGACGACGGCTGCCTGAATGATGTGCTGGTGGACGTAGGCCACGCAGAAGTTTACGACGGTGGGAAACGGTAGATCTGAGCGTCCTGGTCGGCAGGCAGATTAGCGACCACTTCCTCCAAGATTTCTTCCGTGATGTAATCCCTGCCGGATGGCGTCTCGTGGTCAGCGAGATGATCGCGTAGACAGAAATAGCAGACGCGGGCCTGCCCGATGAACAGATCGACGCCTGGTGGCAGATCACGTTCCTCCAAACAGTGGGCGCATGGATGTTCCACGGCTGGGTCGGGTGGTTCGTAGTCACCCATGCCAGGTAGGTCGAAGTCATTCATCACAACAGCCTAACGTCTAGGGATACCCCTTCGTGACCAAAAAGAGAATCACCCCGCACCGAAGTGCGAGGCGACTCTTCAAAAGCTTCTGAGCTTCGAGATAGCCTATCGCTCTCCGTAGGACTCGAACTGCGTCAGCCGCTTTTGGTGCTCTGCGAGTTTTGCTTGCTTCCGTTGCAGCGATGCGACGTAAGCCCTTGATGGGTAGTAGCCCTCTTCAGAGTGATCGGTGAACTTTGCGTACCGAGCGGCAACGCATCCGGCACCGTCTTTGGTGTGGTCGTCTCGTAGCCGTACGAAGCTGTTTACCCAATCCCCATCGTGGTCGTAGCCTGACTTGCCGTCGGTGATTACTTCGATCAGACCTTCGCTGTAGTGGGTAAGTGTGTTGTTCATTTCGGTTCCTCCTGAGGTTCCGGTTGTTGCCATGCACCCATTATAGGCATAGGGGTCACCCTTGCACAACTAGGTTTGGGGTATTCCTCAAACTTTCTCAAACAACGGGACAACACCAACACGGGAACCGATGATCAGAGGACAAGCGCTGCAAGAACCCAGACAGCCTGCCCCATGTTCAAGAGGACGAAAGAAACATCAGGCATCGACCGAAGATTCCGCCCAAAGTGGTCTATCTACATACAGAGGAGCGATATGGAAACCAAGTTAGAACGTGCGACACAGGGAGGATTACTTCTCCTGACGAGCACTACCGAGCGCGCGCTGTTTCCATTCGATAGAGTAGGAAACCCAGCAACCATCAACGACAGCAACCACCTTCAACCAAAACAAGGACACCAACCACGCTCACTTACTCCTCCTGCCGTTAGGCAAGAAGCGAAGTGACGTACACAAAAGACTGGCATCAGCCAGTCGCCGAAGAACCACCCAAGGAGGGTGACATGAATACGCATCCATTGATGAGTCCAACGCAAGCGCAAGAACTGTTGGACAAACACAACACACGGAACCGAACGACTCGCCCAAGAGTCGTTGAAGAATACACTCGCTCAATTCTGCAAGACCGATGGCAAGACCATTATTTGAACACGGCTGCGGTTGGGACTGATGGCGTCTTGATTGATGGTCAGCACCGGTTGATGGCGATTGTTGCCGCGAACAAAGCTGTGCCTTTTGGTGTCGAGTGGGATTGCTCGCCAGAGATTGTCGAGATCATTGACCGTGGATCACCGCGTCGAGTTGACGACCTACCGGCTTTGGCTCACATACCGAACAAGAGCCAAGTCGCGACCGTTGCGCGAGTTCTGCTAGGTGAGTATGAAGGTTTCGCTTTGTACGATTACACCGGGCCGTCACGATTCTCTCATCAGGAGATTGGTGATTTCCTCTTGAAGAACGAGGACGACATTCTTGCTGGTCAAGCAATGGTGAAGCATGGACTGTCGCTGAAGGTGCAACGCAAAGCGATCGCGGTTTTCGCGATACGTGCCTTGCGGCTTCACTCGACTGAGAGCGTGGACGACTTCCTGACTGCTTTGGGGACAGGTGCTGGTCTGGCTATGGGTGACCCGCGGCTTGCTGCTCGTCAATGGTTCATGAGGTACGGTCCAGACGATCGGAAGTGGGAAGCGCATTATTCGATTTTGGTGAAGGCTTTCAATAGTTGGTTGAAGGGTGAGACTGAGTCGAAGTATTTCAAGGCGTGGGATCGTTTGGGTACGAATGCTGCCTCGAATTTTCCTGACATCGAGAAGCCGTAGCTGGGTGGGAACGCGAAAGGAGCCGGTCACAATCGACCGGCTCCTTCGTGGTTTTGGTTGTGGGTATCAGTCCTCCAGTCCTTGACAGTTTGTGGCCCAGACGCTGCTAGGCAGGAATCCGATCAAGACGCCTTTGAATGGTCCCTTGGCAACTTTGCCGTGGCCGAGTAGGTGACGAGTGACGCCGTTTTCAACGTAGGTGTAAACCTCGTCTGTCACTCGGATCAGGAATGTTGCAGAGCCACTGGCGGCGATGGCTGAAGTGTTGATGCCAGCGGCGATGTTGGGATCGTTGACATCAACGATCAAGATTTCGCCTTTGGCGATCTCTGTGGCGGATACTGACATGGTGACCTCCTGGGTCGTGGTTGCTGTCATCAACAACTATAACAGCATGGAGTACCCCTTGCACTGTGTTTCCAAGATAATCCAAGATTCTTTACGAACGCGTTAAGGTACATAGCGCTCAAAGCGCTAACAGGTAGGGTCGTAATCATTCCGTAACGGAGGATTTGGATGACTGATCCCGGCTTTGAACGCACCATAGGCAAAGCGCGACCAACCTCAACAGACTTCATGGAGGTCGGCACGTCTGGCCTCATCCAATACGGAGGCAAAGTCCAAGAAGACTTTTTGCGTCAGCTTCAAGGCCGACGCGGCGTCGCCAACTACCGCGAGATGGCAGACAACGACCCAGTAGTCGGAGCGATCCTCCATGCCATCGAAATGCTGATGCGAACAGTTGACTGGTCTGTTGACGCCTCCGATGTGAACGACGAGCAAGCGGTCGGCTACGCAGAGTTCGTGGCTGGTTGTATGCAAGACATGAGTCACTCATGGGACGACACCATCTCCTCGATCCTGTCATTCCTCACCTACGGTTTCTCTGTCCACGAAATCGTTTACAAGCGACGCGAAGGACCAGAATCTAAAACGCCATCCAAGTTCGATGATGGTGCGATCGGTTGGAAAAAACTTCCCATCCGCGGCCAGTCCACGATTTGGGATTGGGACATCGACCCCAACGGTGGCATCAACGGAGTGACCCAACAACAAATGTTGGGTGAGACGTTCGGTCGAAACAACGTGTTCATTCCAATCGACAAAATGTTGCTGTTCCGTACAACCACCAAATACAACGACCCTCGCGGGCGGTCCATTCTGCGAAACGCTTTCATGCCGTGGTACTACAAAACCAAGATCCAAGAGATCGAAGCGATCGGCATTGAACGTGACCTCGCTGGTCTGCCAGTCGCAATGGTTCCACCACAACTATTGAGCGACAACGCCACGTCAGCGGAAAGCGCAGCACTCGACGCAATCAAGCAACTCGTCAGAAACATTAAACGTGATGAGCAAGAAGGCATCGTGTTTCCGTTGGCTTACGATCCTGACACTGGCAACCTGGCCTACGATTTGAAACTGCTTTCGACAGGTGGGCGACGCCAGTTCGACACGAACGCAATCATTCAACGCTACGACCAGCGAATCTCAATGTCGGTTCTTGCTGACTTCATTCTCCTCGGCCACCAGGCCACGGGAACACAAGCGCTGTC